CGCGATTGCGCTTTGAATTCGTAAAGTATTGACGCCATGTCAATGAACCTATCCCACTTCAGACTGCCGCGCGACACCTTGACCAATTTCTGCATTACTTGCTTAAACTGGCCTCGAGACCCACCAGCGTAAAACACACCGACATCAATATCCTCTTCGATACCGGCAAACGCAAAGTCGGCCCAGGTGAGCCGGCAACGCGCGCCTGGCAATTTGTTCGTCGCTGGGCTCGTTTGGCCGAACATGCCGCGGCCCTCGATCCCGCAAGTAATCGGGCATCCGTTGTCGAGGCGATTCGGTCGAAAAGCCTCCCAAAGCCGATTCACGAGACACATCGGCGACCACACCAGCGACCCACTCCACCGGTCGCGTGCCGATCCAGTAACCGGACCAACTCGGGCCGGAGTCATCGTTCAGCGTCTCAAAGCTTGCATGATTGAGCACCCAGGTGTGCGTGTTGTATTGATCATCCGCCGGCACCGACATCATAAAAAACTGGCCGAATGATATCCCGGCCACCAGGGACAAATCGTCGCTGAGTCGCGACTTCGACACCAGCATTTCGTTGTCGCGCGCGGGCAATCGAGCCGTCAGTTTGCCGGCTGTCGCAGGGTCGAAGATCGCAATGCCGGTCGGGCTCATCCAGACGATCTGGCCGTAATGTGACCGGATCGAACGGCTTGATGCTGCACCTACCTGCACAACCTCGCGTTGAAAGTCCGGCGTAGTCGGCCAGGCATCACGCTGCCGGATGTTCGCCTGTAATATCGACGCATCGGTTGCAGTGAACACCATCAATTGTGGTGCCTCGACACTCGGCGTCTTCACCATCCCGGTGACGGTGCCGGAGAAATAGAACGCGGAATTGCCCCCGAGATAAACATTCTCGCGAAAGCTGAACGGGTTCGAGATATCGCTGGCCTGAACGAAATTGCGCGTTGAGATCCATAGACGATCACCCACCCAGACCATGGACCCCCCGGCCGGGGTATCAAAAGCATTACCGCGAATGTGGTCCGCGTCGTTGCCGTCAAACCAGGCCGGCGCAGTGTTGCCGCCGTCCTGCATGAACAACAACGTTTTCGTCGGGATCAGCGTTATCGCGGACCCGAGAGACTCGTTAATTCGCTCTGCGGACTGGTAAACGGTCTCCCAGAAAATTTGCTCGGCATACGGAAGGAATTGCAACTTGGGCAACTGCCGGTATGTGACGAAAGGAAACGGGCTGACGTAGACTTTTCCGTCGACTGCGAAAAGGATCTGTTCGACTCCGACTACCGGCCGGAACAACGCGGCGCCCTGGAGACGGCCGGCAGGCAAGGTAAGTTTGCAATCTTGTCCGGGGCGACATGAGAGCACGCCACCAACGTTGAGAATGTTGATGCCGTTCCAGACATAACCGAGCGGAAGCTGGGAAGGGTCGCAATCGGACTTGGTTCCACGGAACGCGGTGCCGTCGAAATCGATGATCGCATCGGCGGTTGATTGTTGGTATGCGTTGGCCATTTCACCGGATATCGTAGTCGTATTTGTCGCGCGGGTTGCTCATGTCGATAACCTGGGGCGGGTTATACACCGGCGGCTCGGCTTTCATTTGAGCCTCGAGCTCCATGCGCGCAGCGTCGGACTCGAAACCATGCGCGGAGTCCGTTTGCAAGTCGTCGTAAGCTTTGACTGCACGAATCGCTTGTAGCAACGCAATGCGGCTGCGCAGCGGTATGTGATCGAACCGGCTGGCAAATTTCGGCGTCGATTTGAGAAAAGCGATGCGCACCCAGTTGCACGATCGGTTCAGCTTGATGCGGCGGTATTGGGGCAAGGTTTCGTCTGGCTCATAAATTCCGAGCAAAATTCCAGTTGGTCCGGAATCGTCGGTTGTTGACAACCGGACATTTCCGACAGTCTCTGATTTATAAACGCCGGTGATACGAGCGACCAGGGGGGCACCGTCGTCGGGGAGGGCGACTCCGTAGACAGTCGGAATGCGCAATCCGTTAATCCACTGATTGTTTTCGTTTCGTCGCAACACTTGTCCTGCGCTGTCGTATCCATAAACGATGAGATCAGAATTGTTGTCCTCTGCGGTGCTGAGAAAGGCCACCAACTTCGCCGGCGTGATGATGTCTTTATACGTGCAATGGAACTTACCGGCGTCTTCCCACTTCCATTCGCAAATCGTGCGGCATGAACCCGGGCCGTTGAGGTGAAATTCGAAAAGCTGGCCATACCCGAGCACCGGCTGTCCGCCGATGTTGACCCCGAGCACCGTATCGACCTCCCTCGGCAGCGTAATATATTTCCGGCCGCAGCCCGAAGGATTGTTGCAAATGCTGCCGATGCCGGCGCATGAACAGCCGGCGGTGCAAACGTCGAGATAGCCTTTCCAGCCCTCGAGGTCTTCCTTGTTCACGAGTAGCGACACCGCGTCGGCGATCCAGCGAAAAAGTTTCGGCTCATCACAGACTCCGAGAATCTGCTTCGCCTCGGCATAAACGTCATCGACGCGGAACATATTATGGATTGGTGATGATCAGTTTGTATTGCGGCACACCGGAAACCTCACGGACCCGCTGGCCCTGGCGGCGACTCGTCAGCGGTTTTCCGTTAACGATCGGATGGTGCTCGCCTTTTGTGGTGCGCACCAACTTTTTTTGTCCGCAATCTTTGCATTCGCTCATGCTACTTTCACAAAGGAGAGACTGGTAGACACCTCTATCCGCAACGGATCAGAGACTGCCCCACTCCGCTGCGCGTAAACTACAATCGTTTGCGCAGGGTTCGTGGTAACGAAGATACAATTCAACGTCATATTCGGAACTGCGTGAGTATCGCCCGTTGTCGGGGTAAGCAAAGTCCAAACCTGCTCGCTGTCCGCGATATCTGCGGCGGCCGTTGTGTTGACCAGTTTCGCCTTGATAAAACCACCCTCATTCAAAACAGAAGCGTGCCAGGTGTTCTTCAGCGAAAAAACCACGGTGACCATGTAAGCCCCGGCATCGGCGGCGTTGAACCCGAAACTGCCGGACCCAAAATCCACAGCGGTGTAAGCTGCACCGTCGACTGTGGCCTCCATATTACCCGCGTCGCGGCCGGTCAGGTATCCATAAGCGAGCACCGGTGTATTCCCGGGTGTGCCTGGCGGACCTTGCGGGCCGGTCGGACCCTGGACGCCCTGGGCACCAGTCGGGCCTTGCTGACCAGTCGGACCTGGGTTTCCTTGCGGACCGAGCGGGCCCGTCATGCCTGGTTCGCCAGTCGGAACGACTAATGCACCGGCGGTTACAGGCGATTGGGAGTTATCTATGAGTCCTTCGAGCGTGAGGAACAGCGTGCCGTCCGGCTGAGCCTGCGTGATTTTGTACCATCCGGAATTGGTGATGAAAACGGAGATGCCTGTTTGCAACGCCGGATTGAAAGCGGTGAGAATCTGAACGGCGCCGGAGACCTGGCTCGGGGGCGTGAAAGACTTCAGTAGCACGGTATACGCATTGTGCCCGTTCGAGCCTGCGGTGCCTTGTGGGCCTGCTGGACCCACAAGTCCAGTAATGCCATCGGCGAACAGCCGGAGAAAATAGCACGCGAGCCCCTCGGAGACGGCGCGCGGATTGCCGGGTAGTCCAGTATCAAGTCCGCACGGCAGCGACCATTTTACGACTCCGTCCACTTCCGTTTTGATGACAGTGCCGAAAAATTGGTCAGAAAAATTCTGAATTTGAGACGGAAGATTTTCGCAAGCGGCCGAGTTGCCCAGGCCGATGTTACACGGATTTCCGCACTGCAGAAAATCCCGATTACATGAATCAAGCGGGTTCGGGTTGCCTGAGCACCCGCAGTTACCGGTCGGAGATCCGCATTGCGTGCAGCCCATGGTTATTCGTCTTTCGCCATCCCGAGTGCTTTGGCTATCGTGTCGAGCGCGTCCCCGGCTTCATTGTAGGATCGACTCGGGGCTTCAGGTTCATCAACGTCATCGTCATCCTCCACCTCACGGATTTCGCGCACCTCGATGTCGCACTCGTAGTAGTGCTTGCCATCACGCGTCTCGGAAACCTCCCGCGTTTTGCAAAACTCGATCTCCATGCACCCATCTTCCGGCAAATCGAGTTCTTTCTCGCCGCGATAGGTGAACTTCGGGTAGATTTTTTTTGGCTCTTCACCCTTGGGGCTGGTGGGAGCCTCTATGTTTCCGTAAATCTCTTTCGGACTTGCGCCGAGGTCAATTGCTTCCATTAGATTATAACCTGGGTTGAGGTTGAACTGGACGAGTTAGACGACGGCGGAGTCGTTACGGCCGGTTTGTGCGTTATTTGAGACACTAACGTGTTGAACGATCCTTGTAACGAACCGTGTCGGTGCGCAAACCAATACAAACCGGCCGCGCCACCGGCAATCGCAAGAATGAGTATTTCGTGGCCGACGATGAGCGTGGGCAAAATCATCAGTGCTACGCCCGCTCCAGCGATCACCGCGCTAGTGGTAACACTTCCGCCAACGAGAACTTTCAACGGAGGATACACGAAGCTGGCCACGCCGAATAAAAAGATGAGGACTCCGACCCACACAATCCCTTTGAGTGCCTTCAATTTAGCCGTGATGTCCTGGGCGGTGTCCTTTTGCGCGGCGCCGATCCTCGTTTCGAAGTGCTCGGTTGTGCGCGCGACGCCGTTCGTAATCACGGTCACGGTAGCCGGCGGCGCGTATTGCGCACCCACCTGGGGCACCACGATCGGAGAAAAAGTCGGATACACATTCGCCGCCACGGGGGTCTCTGTCGTCCGGTCGTAAATCTGGACGGTGGCCTCTTTCGGGTCGATGGACTGCTTCACTTTGCCCTGGACTACGCCGGCCTGGGTGATCTGGAACGCACTCTTGCCGCCGCGGATACCGAACGAAGAACACCCGACGAGGAGGGCACCGGCCAATAGGGAAAAAACCAATCGTTTCATCTTAAAGAGTCCCCGAATCCGAGTCGTCTGAACTTTTCTTTTTAGACTGACGAATCAAGTGAATCAGGGTAAAGATGCCGACGAGAATCTGTATCGTCACAGCAATCATACCAAGGAATGGCTGAACTTTTCCTATCCAGGCGCCGGCGCCGGCTACAACATTTGCCGCCAGGAACAGCGGGGTTCTATTTTCAAGGTCAAATAACTCTTTCATGTTTTTAGACGAAGCCGCCACCGAGTGCCTGGCGAAGGGTTTGTATCCGATTGAAAAAATTCGATGACTGCGTCGAGGTCAATCCATGGTGGATGGCAAGAAACGAAAGCGTTCCGCCATACAGGTATTGCTGTCCGGTATCTCCGTTGCAATCCTGAAGCTGATACGCGGAGATGGACCCACAGTTCGGCGGCTGGTTGCTTGTCGAGCCGCCCGAGGCGATCGACCCATGCGCATTCCCCGAATTAGCCCAATAAACGCTAAAAGCGGAAGTGCTGGTTCGGTTGCTTGAAAAATACCCGTTCCGGTTCGTAGCGGAAGAAGTCGCCCGGTCACCCCCGGTGAAATACCACATATCAGAGACGACCTGTTCTGCGTTCGAAAAATACAAAAACAAATCCATGTAGGTGGAGTCGCCCACATCCTTCGACCCTAGGGCAACACCAAAACCCGTTCCGTCCAAACTCGATGCTGCGTCGAACTTATACGCTGTCAACCCCCCGTCCCCGCCTACCAGGTCGAGGTGCGGGTTGACTCCAGTGGCGAGATAGCTCTTGTGAGCGCTGATATTCTTCAGGCCATTCACGGACAAATCAGATTCACTGAACGGACTGTTCCCACCGAAAGCCGAATTCGTCCAAGGATCGTTTCCCCGCACTTTGACGAGAGGAGTAATCGCGGCGGTCAGGTTGTCTGGAACGAGAGCCACCATGGAGATTATCAAAGAATACAACCCATCGGCATCGAGCCCTTTGTAGAACCGGTTGATCGCCTTGATCGTGTTGTGCCCGGGTTTTCCGCCCCCATTGACGCTCACTCGAGCGATCCAATCCTTCGTTCGAGGGTCGAGAGGAGCTCCGTTTAACCGGCGGATGATATTCGGATTCGGCATTAGCGCATCAATCCTGCAAGATACCGTAAACGAATTGGAGGTCGCTCGTGCTCGCGTATGTCGGAGTGCCCGAAGTCACAGCGACCGCATACAACGTCGTGCCGGAAGCGGTCTTCAGCGCTATGGACAACCCGGATTCAACCGCGATCGCTTTGCTGTTCGTGGTCACGTAATCCCCGGCGGCGATACTAATCTGAGCGATCACCTTCAAGTCATCCGTCGAAAACACGAACGCGCCATGGTCCGCTAGCGTCGCATTCGTCGGGTCCGCGTCGAAAATATAAACCGTCATTGCGGCTTTCTGATTGGCGCGATCAAGCAGAGTAAGACTCTCAAGTATGCCCGTGCCGGCCGTTCGGACCGCATTCGACAGTGTTTGTTTTCCGCCGACGGAATTGCCGGCTGAATACACTGAGGCAGTTATGGTCGGAGCGGTTTTGATGACTGCAGTGAACCCGCCGACATTGCCGGCGATGCTTCCGCCTGAGCCGGTGTTCGTTAATATCCCTTTGAGCAGCGCGATCACGCTCGCACTCGATGCCGGATTCGTCACTGCGGCATCCGCCTTCGCCCCCTCGGCAACGTCTGCGCCATCCGCCACCGTCACGGCCGTGGTTCCGGAGGTAATCGTCACCGCCGGAGTGTTGGAAATAGAAATGGATCCGGAGGTAACCGTCACTGCCGGCGAATTCGAAACCGAAACCGTCAGCGTGCCAGCTACCTTTGCCCAGATGCCTTTGAGAATAGAAACCACGCTCCAGGCCGAGGTGGAATCCGTGGCCGCCGCGTCCGCGCGCGCGCCCTGGGTCTGGTCGGCGCCATTCGCGACCGTGTTGATGAGGGCACTGTCGAACCGGGCGAAAATCCCCTTCAGCAGCGAGTTAATCGTCCAGGAGCCAGAACCTGGCGCGACGGCGGCGATGTCCGCTTTCGCTCCCTGCGTCACATCGGCACCGTCGGCGATCGTGACCGCCGGACTGCCAGAAATCGTCACCGCCGGGGTGTTGGAGATAGAAATCGATCCAGAGGTGACCGTCACCGCCGGCGTATTAACAACAGAGACGTTCGGTGTGTTGGTGACGACTACGTTGCCGCCTCCGCCGCCACCTCCGCCGCCAGCGAGTGTCGCCAGAAGAATTTTTCGGAGCAGCTTGTTATCTGTGTCCGCCTGCGCTGGTTCTATATTTTCGGCCATAACTTCGTCCTGTTGTGAAGCGGGGGCGATCATTTCTGACCGCCCCCGCGTTTCCCCTATTTACTCCCGCGAAGGAGCAATCCCTAATTCCCTTGATTTACAGAGTCGGCACGCCGGGGCCGATCACAGGTGCTTCGTTGTCACCGCACACCCCGATGTTCGCGTAGCTGAACGCTCCGCTGAAGCTCGAGGCCGTAGTGGTCGCACAGGACACCAGGCCGAGGTCGGCGGTGCAGCGCTGATACAGCAACGGAATAATGTGCTGCGGGCGCTGAGGCCGGTATGCCCGGGTGATCTGGTATTTGTGCCACCCGAAGTCACCCCACTGGTTGCACTGGTTGTCAATCTGGTAGTGCCATTCGAGTTCACCCATGTGAAGCTGGGGCGCGAATTTGAACGAACCTTCGCCCACATATTTTTCCGGAACGAGACGCTCGAAAGCGCCATCGGCCAGGAGGATGCCCACTTCATACGGCGCTGTGAGCCAGGCCGGGTTCGGTTTGGCGAACGCGACGCCGCGCGCGGGGTTGGACACAATGACGACGGGGTTAACCAGGGCGAGGGTGCCATCCGGATTGAACCCGGTTGCACGCAACGGACGCTGATCAACACCGAAAGCCAGTCCACGGTAAGCCGGCGACTGCTCGAACGAATACGCGGTAAGCGTAGTTTCGCCGAGTTTGTATCCGCCCGTGGTCAGACCGATCATCACATTCTGGACACCGACTTCGGATCGAAAATACTCGACCTGGTCGGACCCGCCGATGAATCGGAAGTGAGGCATTCCACCGGACTGTTCATACCACTCGCCGAACAACACCTCGCGGAGATACCGCGCGATGTAATGGAGAGCCTTGAAAGTCATGGGGCCCGTGGGCAACAGCGGCGCAAACTTTACGCCGAGGTCGGTTTCGAGACCGCCAGTGAAGAGGCTGTTGAAGTCGTAGCCGGAATTGGCTGTGAATTTCGACGCCGAGCGAAGATACAACTGCGCGCGGATGTCGGCGTTGATATACTGGACGACCAGCTTTTTCAGCGAGTCTTCAGCCATCACATACGAACCCTTGAACGCAGCGTAACCTTTCTTGACGCAGATATTCGGCCCACGACCACGAAACGACTCCAGGCGGAGGGTGAACTCCACCGTGTCAGTTAGATCCTGGATCCCGGTTTGTCCGCAGATGTCGGTATCACAAACGAAATTCGGGATGGCCAGAGAGTCACCCGGCGCTGCTTGCATCTGAACGATCGACCGGATGGCATCACTGGTACCAGACGGAAATACTCCGC